TGGGTTATTCGAGATGTAGCACGTTGTGCTTTATAGTTTGGATCAATATTTTGTCTATTACCAGAACCCCCTTTACCGTCCCACACTATTACCACCCTTGTAGGGTCAAATATACGGGTAACATACTCTAAAGAGCGAAGAAAACCCACCAGGCCTCCGATATGGGTACCTGATGGATTCATCGCCTTGAGCAATGAGAAACTACGAATTAACATATTCATAGCATCTATGATCAGGATATGATCATTTAGAGCTCGGGGTGGGGTCTGCTTTAAATTCTTTAAAATATCGTCGTACACTAATCTAGAAGGTTTGGAGTTATAGTATCCTCTTCTAAGTCCCCTTCTTCAATTAAGTCAAAGTCTAAACTACCAACTAGTTTTAACCAGTGGTCTTTATGTTCATCTTTATACTTATCGATTGCACGTTTATCGTCTGGTATAAACCCGTGTGCAGTCATAACTACTCTTCCTCTAGACTGTACTCCTCCAATGTGATTCTTTTCAATCTGAACATTAGTACGTTTAGCAAATTCTACTTGCATACCGTTCTTGATAGCTTTAATCTTAGATGTACCAGGATTGGTAATATTACCAAAAGTCACTACTAATGTTGCATCATACCACATAGACATACCTCCTTTATTCTGTAATTTAGGCATACCCATCGGTGATTCAGGTTTTTGAGTCCAAACCTTATTAATAGCTACCATAGTATTTGTGTAAGGAGAGTTTTCCTTTCTAGATAATAGTATTTTTTGGTTTAAGTTATTACCAAATTGAGTAGACATAGCACCTGCATTCCATTCATTGTTGTTCTTATTAGAACGAACTGAAAGTTCACATGGTACTGAACCTATACTGTCCCAGAAAAAGCACATATCATAAGGTAAGTTACCTTTTACCTGCTCATCCATAAGATCTGCAATATAAACTGCTACATCTTCAATAGTATTTAACGTACCTCTATCGGCATATAAGAAATGTCCTTCAAAATCGGTTACTGTACCGTCAGCATCAACTATTTCTTCAAACTGTAATCCCATCTCTTTAGCATGTTCCCAAGACCACTTCATCTCAGTAATAATGAAAACCGGGAGAATGCCCATTTTTTGAGCATTCACCGCAGCTTCTAATAGGGCAGTTGTTTTGCCCGTATCACTATGTCCACGCAAGAGAGTGATATGTCCGGTAGGAATACCGGGTAGGGAAGTAATATCTTGAAATGCTTGAGATAAAGGTATCCAGCCTTGCTCTTTAAACTTAACAGATGAATTAGAATACCCTTTCTTCTTTTTGAAATTCGATAAATTAAACGACTTCTGTACTGCAGCAGTCGCTTTTTCTTGTACTTCCTTTTTCTTTGCCATTATTCGTTAAATAAGTCATCAAATTTACTAACTGTGTCTTTGTTGCCAGCAGTAGCTGATTCCAAAGTAAAGTCAGATGTTTGTTGACCTAAGCTTTCTGGCAATGAACTATCTGTAGTAGAAGTAGATTCAGTTTCTTCACTTCCAGGATTCAGATAATTCTGTAATTGTTTCTTGATAAAGTCGTAATCGTACTGAGTAAACTCTTCAGTAGGGTTAGGTTGAGTCTTTAACCATAAATCTACTTGATCATTATTATCTGATAATGGGGTTTGTTTAGGTTTAATACGAACAGATGTTTCAGGGTAAGGGTTACCTTGACTTTGTTCTACTACCATATCCCATCCATTAATCACATCTGTAAAGTCTCCAACATCTTCATCTTCTGCTAAAGCAAGTAAAGCTTTATAGATGGTTACACCAAATCCCCATAGACGAACTCCTTTATCTTCTTCTCCTCTAACAATAACAGGAGCAAAAATACGAGTTTTAGGATTAATTTTACCAGATAATGACCAGTTGTCTTTATCGTTTGTCTTTCTAAGTTCTTTTACGAACTCTTCAATCGGGTCTTGCTTACCAAAGTTTGATAGTGCAATCATCGGATACTTTCCTATTCCATAGTGGAATTTTAATTCCTTAAAAGGAAAGGCAGGGTCATAGGCAGAAGGTACAATTCGTACAGTCTGTTTACCTAATGACGGTTTCCAAAAAATTTCGGAGTAATCTTTTTTCTCTCCTTGCTGTCCGTTATTATTTAACGAATCCAGCTTTGCGCGTATAGCATTTAAATCCATATAACTAATTTTAATATAACTTATTATTAATATAAGAACTTTTTTTTAGTTCTCCAACTCTATTATCTTATAAAGTTTAGTGTTGACCCTTTTAAGTTCAGGTCCTTTGGTCAGAAGTATACAGTTTCTGTAGTCTGGCCAGTTTATACGGTAGTTTGTGTCAAGTACACCGTCATTAAGTTCTTTAATGAGTGTATTGAGTGCATTAATCGTATAAAGAGTGTTAGACTCCTTTTTACGGTGCACTAAAATAGTGTTTTCCAAAAATGTACCTACATTACCAAAGTCAACATTATAGGTGCAGATGTACTCATCTTGAGATTTTGAGTAAAGTACAAAGATTTTATTATAAATTATCTTATACCTGCTCTGAATCTCTTCTAATATTCCTTCTAATGTATCCTCAGTAGCAAAGGTACAGAAAAGTTTGTTACTCATATCTTCGTTTAAATATATCGGCTCTAGGTCATAATCGAAAGCCGGGCTAACAACATTTTGTATCATATATAAATATCTTTTTTGTGCTATAACACTAAATCTTTTGCATATTTAAACTTAATTGGGTACTTACCATCAGATTCTAATATCTCTTGTAGTTTTTCTAATGTTTCTTTTCCATCTTCTTTGTGGAAATCAAAAAGTAATGCATCGTAGGTGTATAATACTAGTTTAGTTTTTTTATCTTTTAGGTACCTTAGTACTTCTTTTAATATAAGAATATTTCTTGAGGTCTCAAGAGATTGCATCATATAGTTCATTAATTTCGCTGGATGCATCTCTTTTAACTCTTTGGTAAAGGGTTTATTTGAGATAGGATTGTAAACTACTCCGTTATCGTTATAAAAATTCCACATCGTATCAATATACTCTTGTATTTTTTGAAATATCTCTAAATTCCGGTGCTGTTCAGGTATTTTACCGTAAATTGCGTGAAAGTTAATTTGTTTTGCTTCTTGGTACTCGTCTTCATTAATCTCGTCTTTTTCAAAATATAATTTAGCTAGTTGTTCATGAGCTGAGTCTGAGGATAGGAGGTAATCAACCTGTTCAGAAAGTAAACGAAGGTGATACCCATCAAAATCCAACTCAACAAAGAAATCACCGGTCGGTTTGAAGCACTTCCTGTGTTCTGAGCTTTTAGGTATAGCAGCGAAATTAACGCTGTTAAAAGCATTAGTGGGTCTAGATGTGACATTGTAAAGGTTGTAAGATGTTAATACTGTGTTATCTGTGATGTTAAATAAAGGATTACGTGGTGTAAACATTTTTACAAAGTTTTCATAGTAAATCCCGATACCCGACTGCTCAAGTAAGAAAAATACGTTGGTTGCAGTCTTATTATAAAAGTCAAAGCCGGGTGGAATCTCATATTCTAATACATGCTTGACTTGATCGTATACTTTCTCACAAGATTCATAAAGTTTACTAATAGGTATCAGCTGGTTTATGTTAGGAAAGTCTTTAAACTTGTTATAAAAGTGATTTAAGGTATTGTTTTCTCTAGAATACTCTAATCTATCGTACTTAGTCATAGAATAAACTAATGAGAGGTCTATTGCTTGCTGTAAATTAAAGTGGTAGAGTAAGTTTTTCTTATCTAATGTATATAGTTTACTCGTTGAAGAAAGAATATCAGAGATACGGTTTTTAGTAACGTTTAAACCTTCATCGTGGTTGATAGGAATAATGTATCCGTGACCAGAATAAACCGGTCTAACGTAAACTGCTACTGTTGAGGTAAGTTTAGGATGGTATAGGTCGTTAGATGATATTACATCTACGTATAATCCTAATTTTGATAAACGTTGTAAGCTTTCTAACTTACTATCTTGCTCTACAATATAAAACACTTATATAACCTTTTATGTAATATAAGATAATTTTACTTACGAACAAACTGTGTAGGGTCTTTTAATAGTTTGTCACTGATGCCTGATAGTGCTTCTTCAGCCTGATTAATAACATCTTGATTTTTAGCTCTTATACCAGGGTATATGTATCCGTTAATAACTTTATCTTCTAACTCACCTGTTACGTACCACTGTACTTTAAGAGTACGTCGGTAAAGTTTGTTTTGTTTTCTTTCTCTAAGATATTGTTCTTTCCCCACTTCTACAACTATACCAGATCTTCCATCTTTTACAAAGTATCTCACAAACAACCCTTTACTATAGTCCGAAGGTGTAGGTTGTCTATACTCATTAGTTAAACCTAATGTCTGTTGAGCTGCTTGTTCATTGGGTACAAATTCTAAAGGTTTAGAATCTTTAGTTATTTTTGTTCCTTTGAAAAAGTTACCTAAAAAATCTTGCACAAATGGACCATTAAAAGTTAAACCGGTCTTCGGATCTTTCAAAATACCGGGTATTTTGCCTCCTATGATTTGTTTTATTTTAGGTATAAATTTCATAATCCTGTCGCGTAAAAATTAGCAGTAATAGTAGTGTACCATTTGTTGTCTGTACCTATTTCATGGTCTACTTTAGTTACTATAAAAGCATACTTATGGTATTTAGACGGTAAAACTTGTCTGTTAATCTGAAATGTGCTTGCAATTTTGATGCCGGATATACCTTGCATTTTAAAACTTAACTCTACAGGTACTGGCATAGGTTCAAACTTACCTTCGCCGCTTATATCTCCT